CTGAAGAGGACGTTAATGATTTGGTTGACTGACCTGCTTCATGAAAAGCAGATACAATATTATTCATCACAATTCATAGAAGATAACTTTTACCGCTGTCCCCCACCTGAATACGGGCCAGTGGTAAAAAATTGTGATGTCATGACTCCAAAGTACATGAAGTCTGATCAATATAAAACTGTTGCCCGTCAATGTTGGAAAGATGTATCATCATTACAACTAGACTATTTGTTAAAGAATGCATCACAACCATACCTTGTGTGGTATAAAAAGGGACAGTTTTATGATTGGCATCGTGATAACTTTCCTTGTGGTGGTGTAAATTCAGACATCAGCATGAGCATCTTCCTCAATGATGATTATGAGGGAGGTGAACTGCTTATCAAGGTAGGTGATGTAGTCACAGAACACAAACCAAAAGCAGGAACTGTGGTGCTATATGACACTGGCCTGTGGCATTGTGTCAAACCAGTTACTAAAGGAAGTCGTAAGGTTATTGTTGGATGGCATGAGTCTTTGATTCAAAACTCTTTCATCAGACGAGAACTAATTACAATGGGAAGAGAACTATCCAAGGATAAAATGGATTGGAACGCTTTCAAACAAATACATGTGAACTTGGTTAGAGAATATGGACGACCCATGTAAGATATTAGATGATAACCTCCAAATCTATGAGCAGGTGTTTGATCACCTTACCTTCCGTAAAATATGTGAAAAGTTACAAGGTCCAGGTTGGGAGTTTGGACATACTTCCTATCATCCCTCGGATCCTAACTATCAAATATGCTCCAAGTTCTGGAAGCGAGAACTCGACAATGATGTGTTCTTTTCTGATTACCTTCTAAATAAGATACAGGAAAAGACACAACAGTCTTTTACTCTTGAAAGTGTGTATGCCAATGGTCATACATATGGTCTGGATGGTATCTTCCATCAAGATCATTTTGATGAGAGAGGTAGAACGTTCCTATTGTATGCAAACTTACGATGGGCCAATGAATGGGGTGGTGGTACACAGTTTTACACCGACAATGGTGAACTACGAACTGTGATGTTTGAACCAAATCGAGGTATATTATTTCCTGGTATGGTTTATCATTCTGCCGCAACAACTACAAGATTATTCAATGACCTCCGTATCACTGTAGCCTGGAAATTACAAACAAATGGATAACGTAGAATATCAACTATATGATCTGCAGACATTTATCGGAAGATATGCTGCGCTCGCTGGTAAACCACTAGTTTACTTCCGCGTTTACGGATGGAACAATAGCACTGATGTAGATGCTATCAATGCATCTATTGCAATATACAATGATGCGCTACCAGTTGATTACATGATCCTGTTTAAAGACAGTGAGCATGTAGTATTGGAACTGGAAGAGATGGGTGATGTGATGAACTTCTTGCAGGATAGCTTCCCATCGCAACAGGAAGGTACACCTACGGAGCAATATATCTTCTATGCTCTATACAATGATGAAGGACAAGTTATCCTGGACAACGAATGATATTCTCCGACAACTATACAGTAGCAGAAAGATATAGTTTAGTCAGTGGAGAGAGACTCGCTGACTATTCTGAAATGCCATACAGATACACACCACTGTATGATACTCAATACAAACCAGACATGGACGTTGGTGTAAGAAACCAAGTCGGTGTCACTTTTAAGTATGATCCTACGATTGCTGACGTAGAAGCACTTAAGGATGAGGAGAAGATCTTTGGTATCTACCACAATGGTTCAGAACCTGTGGCCTATAGAACAAAGATTAGAACGAGATTCTCCAGTTGGAGAGCATATCGTGGTGATTATATTAGACAGACACATTCATCTGCCGACAGAGATCTTTATGATGAGTTGGATAAAGTAGTAATCCCTGAAAGAAAGGGCAATGCTGCATTTATCGGTCATGATCATGACTCTGATGGATATATCACTGGTTGTACAGTTACTGATAGATATTTTGAACTATCACACTACGAGAATCCTCTGCTGGAAAAACTAGCATGGTATGCAGGTAACGCACCAAACTATTGTAGAGGTGTTGTTACTGTTCGTAGAGAGAATGAAGTCTCCTGGATGTCTAGATTTGCATATCCTACGAGGATCTCGGAGGTTCCAAAGAACGAGTTCTTTAGCAATCGTATTAGAGAACCATTGACAAGACCTAGAATCAGAACTATCTCTTTCAGGCAGTCATTGACAAAGCATCTCGCTGGTTATATGATGTATGAGATCTTAAACTCATCCCAGGTTGATGACATCTACGCACTCATCCCAGATACAACCAGAGACGCGCAAGTTAGGCTCGAACATGTATTCAGAGGATCTGAATTGGTAGATATTATTGCTCACATTCCGAAGTATGATACATTTAACGAGGTTCAAGTCACTCGTAGGTGGATTCGGGAGTTCGATGAGCAAGACAATGAGATACACTGGAGCGTAGCAAACCCAATTCTATAAGTGGCACAGGGGGTTGACGAACCCCCTTTTTCATGCCATACTGTATTCACATCAGACATACAGTATGCAACTCCGCCCCCACCAGCAACGTGCTCTCGCTGCTATGCAGCAGTACAAGTTCGGTCAGATCATCGTGCCCACAGGCGGCGGCAAGACCATGATCATGATCAAAGATCTCGCGGAACGCTTTGCTAATGCAGAGCGTCCTATGACTGTTGCTGTTGTTGCTCCTCGCATTCTCCTTGCTACACAGCTTTGTGAGGAGTTCTTTCAGGATGCAGGCATCAATCGTCCTGATGTTGTGCCCGCTCACATCCACAGTGGTGAGTCTATCCACTTCAGCACAACCAAGGCAAACAAGATTGCTGCCTTTGACACAATGTGTGACTCTATGCAGGCACACCGTATCTTCTTCACTACCTACAACTCGCTGCGCCGTCTCAATGACTGCGGGCTTACTTTTGATGTAGCATACTTTGACGAGGCACACAATGCTACTCGCAAAGACTTCTTTGAAGAGGTTGCTAACTGCGATGCCAAGCGTTACTACTATTTCACTGCCACTCCCAAGCACACTCGTTCTGCTTATGGCAATGGCATGAACAACTATACGGTGTTCGGCAATGTGATCGAGCAGTGCCCTGCTCCTGAACTGATCAACAACGGTTCTATCCTCCCTCCTACTGTTGATGCCTATGAGGTTGACTTCGAGCGTCTGAAGGGCGCACAGGCGTGTGACAGCGACCGTGAGACCCTGCTGGGCATCCTTGACCAACTGAACGACACAACCGCCCACAAGATCCTTGTAGCGGCACCTAACAGCCGCATCATGTTTAACCTGCTCACCAAGACCAACATCATTGATGAGTGTAAGAACCGTGGTTTTGAGGTGATGCACATCACCAGCAAGTATGGTGCTTATGTCAACACTCTCAAGGTCAACCGCGAGCAGTTCTTCCACCAGTTCGACCAGTGGGGTAAAGATCCCAGTAAGAAGTTCATCATCTTCCACTACAGCATCCTGTCCGAAGGTATCAACGTTCACGGCCTCACCCAGACTGTGTTCCTTCGCAATCTGAATGTTATTGAGATGGCACAGACTATCGGTCGTGTTATCCGCGTCAATCGTGATGATGCTGCTGACATTGCTGCTGGTCAACTCATCCCTGGTGCATGTCAGATGTATCGCAAGTCCACTGGTTTTGTCACCGTGCCTGTATTCAAGAACTACGGTGTAAATACTATCAAGCGACTGCAGAATCTCGTCGATACTGTATTCGTCAAGGGTCTCCCCGCTATCCAAGTTACCGATTATTGATATGTACGAAGAACTAAACTGCTTTGAAGAAGCACTCAAACACTTTGGCACTAGAGTAGAAATCATCTGTGCTATGGAATTAGCACAGCGTATCAGTGCCGAAGATGCCTACCAAATGATCAAGGATGAGATGAAGGCCGTCAAGAAATGTCGCAAGCATTACAACCAGAATGAATCCTGTGATTAGTATTAAGTTGTACTGATTTCCTCACATTTCCTGTTAAACTCAATCTACATATTACAGTTACAGAGGTTCTTATGGATCATTGGATTGACCAAGAGAAGCACGAAAAACGTCGTGATGCACTTGGATTGTTCTATGAATCAGTGCTGAAGCCTGACCATGAGTTGCGTCAGTGCTCACATAATCAGAAATGTTATCATGAATTGATGGAATGGCGTGATGAAGTCATCCAGTATCTAGACCGTCGTCGTAATGAAGAGTTCTACCAACACAATGCCCATTGAGAGATTCACCTGCACATCTGATAGGCCCTATGATCGTCACACCTATCAGATTGTGCA